CAAACTAATGTTCGCCGCAGCCGCGTCCCCAAAGGTCGCCAAGGCTACGGGTGTCCCCCAGAAGGTAGCCAAGAAGATGGTCAAGGAAGGGCAGTCTAGCCTCAAGAAACTACCGAAAAGGGTAAAGAAATGAAGGAAGTCTACGAGAAGGCCAGGCCCAAGAAGTTAGGCAAGCCCAAGGCTCTTAGCCCAAACCAGAAGGCTGCCGCCAAGCGGTTCGCCAAGTCCACGGGTACTAAATACCCATCCCTGCTCGCCAATATGCGCGGGGCGCAAGCCAAGAAATGAAACTAAAGGAAGCCGCAAAGAGGTTTGAAGCCTATGACAGAGCAACTACGAAGAAAATGGCCGAACATAATCGGTCTGGTGGAGATGTTCGCGCACCTGTTCGGTCGCTCAAAGGAGCCTCAACAGGCGACAAGTACGACCGCGCCAAGTTCATCTACCGCAAAGCAGCCCAAGCTCTCAGCGCAGGTCACCCTCTTAAAGACGAAAAAGGCAGAGCCACGCCAGCCGCGCTCCAGTTCAAACGCTGGGCAGCCAAAGTCCCGCAAAACCAAGCCGACCTCCAAGACCTCAAGGCGCTCGGCGCAAGGCTAAAAGCGAGACATAAGCCCAAGTGAAAAAGTGTGCTGTTTTTGTGATGGTCAAAGACGAGGGGTACTTCCTCCCAAAGTGGTTGGGGTACTACAAGCAGTTCTTTAAGCCCGAAGATATTTATGTGCTTGACCATCAGTCCTCGGACGGGTCAACGCAGGGGTTAGATGTCAACGTCATCCCCGTAGAAAACGAGGTTGCCGTAGACCACAACTGGATTGTGCAGACCATCAAAAACCAACAACAGGAACTACTGAAATCTTACAAAAGTGTCCTGTTTGCCGAGTCTGACGAGATTGTTTACCCCCTATACCAGCCGCTAGACCAGTACATAGATTGGTTTAACGACGCAGAATACGACTACGTCACCTGCATCGGGCACGAAATGATGCAAAACCGAGATACCGAACCGGCGCTCTCGGACGAAGAAGAAATCCTGCCAAAGCGCAACCATTGGTTCAGGCATCCCCTGTACGACAAGACGCTACTCTCCAAAGTCCCGCTAAACTGGGCGTGGGGATTCCACAGCCAAGAGAAGCAAAACGTGTTCAAGCGCGGGCTGCATTTGTTGCACCTGCACAGGCACGACTTCGAGATGATGCTGCGCCGCCACGAAATGCGGGTGGCAAAGTGGAAGATAAAAGACGACGGCAACGCTAGTTACCAGTTCAAACTCTCTAGCCGAGAGGAAGTAGAGAAATACTTTTACGAACAATGTAAGTCCCCACAAACCATCCCTCCGGAACACAAAGCCGCCATCCGTGGAATATGACTATGTGATTGTTGGCTCCGGCTTCTTTGGGGCAATCTGCGCTTACGAGTTAAAAAAGCGCGGCAAGCGTGTGGTCGTTGTTGAAAAGAGACACCACATAGGCGGGAACGTCTACACCGAGAATCGGGACGGGATTCAGGTTCACGTTTACGGCCCCCATGTATTCCACACCTCGGACAAAGAGGTATGGGATTGGGTAAACCAGTTCGTAACCTTTAACAACTACCGCGTTCAGACCGTGGCGATGGTTGGCGGCAAGGCGTTTTCCCTGCCGTTCTCCATGTGGACATTCTCAAAGCTGTGGGGAATATCCACGCCAGAGGAAGCAAAGAAGATTATTGCGGCGCAAACCGTAATTTCTGGCGAACCTAAGAACCTAGAGGAGCAGGCCATTATGTTGGTCGGCTCCGAGGTCTACCGCAAGTTCATAAAAGGTTACACAGAAAAGCAATGGCGCAAGCCAGCAACAGAGTTACCGGCGGCAATCATCCGAAGGCTTCCTGTTAGGTTCACATACGACAACAACTATTTCTTTGACACCTACCAGGGCATCCCGATAGGTGGGTATACGCAGATATTCGAGAAGCTGCTAGACGGCGTAGAGGTCAACCTAAACACCGACTATTTCGCCAACAAGGGGTTCTGGGACTCTAGGGGTAAGGTTATCTATACCGGCCCGATAGACAGGCTCTTTGACTACGAATTTGGGGTTTTAGAGTACAAGACGGTGCAGTTCGACCACCAACACCTGCAACAAGAGAACTTCCAAGGCTCTGCGGTGGTGAACTACCCAGACAGCGACATTCCTTACACAAGGATTGTGGAACATAAGCACTTTGAGAGCACGCAGTCACCTACAACCTGGATAACCTACGAGACCCCCGTAGACTACACCCCACAGCAAGAGGCGATGTATCCGGTCAACGACCAGGCAAACAACGCCCTCTACGCCAGTTACAAGGCAAAGGCACAAGAAAGTGGGATTTTGTTAGGTGGTAGACTTGCCGAATACAAGTATTACGATATGCACCAAGTAATACGCTCCGCACTAGACTTTGTAAGCAAACTGTGAAATTAAACTTAGGCTCGGGCAAGGATTGGCGCAAGGACTGCATAAACGCTGACATCCAGCCGGAAAAGAAACCCGATTGGGTGCTAGACATTACACAAGTCCCGTGGGGCGAGGTGATAGATACCCGCTTGGGGAAGTTCCCCGTGGAAAAGGGAATGTTTACCGAGATTATCGCCAACGATGTCTTGGAACACATCCCAGACCTAGTATCCGCGATGACTAACTGCCGAGACCTGCTAAAGCGCGGCGGTGAGATGCACATCCATGTGCCTTATGACCTAAGTCTAGGGGCGTGGCAAGACCCGACTCATGTGCGGGCGTTCAACGAAATCTCATGGTTGTATTACTGCGATTGGGCATGGTACTTAGGATGGCCCGAGTCGGAAAAATTTACCTGTACGCAGATGGGGTTTGAACTCTCAGACCTAGGACACGAAATGCGGGAGAAGAAGGTTTCCACGGAGACCATCATAAGAACCCCTCGTGCCGTAGATGCCCTGCAAGTCATACTCAAGAAGGATTGATATGTTACATACCCTGTGGTCAGACATTAAATTACTTGTCAGCCGGATTCGTGCAAAACTAGGTTTATAATTGTTGTATAATAGTAACAACCGAACAACCCAAGAGGAATCGGATGCAGGGCGCAAAAACAATAGAATGGCTTGAAACCAAGGGGCTAATCCCTTACGCAAAGAACTCCAGAACCCACAGCGAGGCGCAAGTCGCGCAGATAGCGGGAAGCATCAAGGAGTTCGGGTTCAACAACCCCATCTTAATAGACGAAGACAACGGAATTATTGCCGGTCACGGTAGGGTCATGGCGGCCCAGAAACTAGGCTTACAGGCCGTCCCGTGTATCAGGCTGGCTCACCTATCAGACACCCAGCGCAAAGCCTACGTGATAGCGGATAACCGCCTAGCGTTAAACGCAGGGTGGGACGACCAGATGCTCACGGTAGAGCTGCAAGAACTAGACAGCGAGTCCTTTGACCTGTCCCTGCTAGGGTTTGAGGCAGACGAGTTAAACGCCCTGTTAAACCCGATAAAGGAAACCGAAGGGTTGACGGACGAGGACGAGGTTCCAGAGGTTCCAGAAGAACCCAAGACCAAGCCTGGCGACATCTACAAACTTGGACGGCACAGGTTGATGTGCGGCGACTCTACCAGCATAGACGCGGTAGAGAAGCTGGTGCCAGAAACGGCAAACATGATTTTTACAGACCCGCCATACCTTATGGACTTTACTGGTGGAATTCATGCCGATGGAAGTAAGTCGTTTAATGCAAAGCAAGGGGCAATCAAAAACGACAAAATGTCGGAGCAGGAAGGAAACGACTTTTTAGATGCAATTAACTCAATAATAAAAATAAAGGTTGACGGGGCGTTTTACATTACTTTTTACCGCCTTGGCATTGGAAAGTATTACGCTAGTTTTGATAGAAGCGGCCTTAAATGCAGGTCGCTAATCATCTGGGACAAAGGAAACCATACTTTAAGCAACAGTGATTACATGTCCATGTATGAGCCGATGTTCTACGGTTGGGTCAATAACCATAAGTTTTATGGCGGCAAAAATGGAATGGACATTTGGCGCATAAAACGCACAGCAAAAAATGACCTTCACCCAACAATGAAACCAGTTGAGTTGATTGAAAAAGCAATACTTGACGGAAGCCAAATAAACGGCATCGTTTTAGACCTTTTTGGTGGCTCTGGCTCCACCCTTATCGCAGCGGAGAAGAACGGACGTGTGGCTAGGCTTATGGAACTTGACCCGAAGTACTGCGACGTTATCGTCAAGCGGTGGGAAGACTTCACCGGACAAAAGGCAGAACTTGTATAAGCGCTGGTTAGTGGTTTATAAGCACGACAAGTCCCCTGTGGACGGAGCAATCTTTGTCCACAAGGCGGCGGCAGAGAAATACCGCGCAGCACAGTCAAACGCAGACAAGTTAGTGGTTGCTCAGTTTAATTTATCGGAGATATAAAGATGGCAGAAGGAGTGGGCAGACCGGCTCACCAACCGACTGACCAGAATCGGCTTCAGGTCAAGACTCTGGCTGCGGTAGGTATCCGGCACGAAGATATAGCGGTAAAGCTGGCTATAAGCGCAGACACGCTTACAAAGTATTACCGCCAAGAACTAGACGACGGGCGGGTAGACGCTAACGCCCAGATAGGCAAGTCGCTCTACGAACAGGCTAAGAACGGCAACACCACGGCAATGATATTCTGGCTAAAGACCAGGGCGGGGTGGAAAGAGACGCAGGTAAACGAACACACGGGGGCTGATGGCCAGCCGCTAAAGATAAGCGTCGTCACGGGAATATGACCGAAGCGGTAATTGAGACCGGATACAAGCCAAGGGCAGAGCAAAGACAGATTCACGATGCTGTGGAGAGTCACCGCTTTGTTGTGGTCGTGGCTCACCGCCGAATGGGAAAGACTGTGGCTGCGCTTAACCAGCTTATCCACGCATCCTTGCAATGCGACAAGCCAGACCCAAGATTTGCTCTAATTTGCCCGACTTACGGACAGGCCAAGCGGGTTGCGTGGGACTA